TTAGAGATTGCTAGGGAGATTCATCAGGCGTGGGAGTTTGATGGTATGCTGATAGATCCATACAACTCGCTAACCATACAGAAGGAATATCTCAAGGGCGTAAGCACACACGAGTACCACTACGAGGTAACGAGCCACATCAGAAAGTTCTGTAAGGAGTATGGGGTAACTACCATCGTGAATACGCATCCCTCTACTCAAGCACTTAGAAAGACCTATTCAGGATCACATCCCTATTCAGGACATACTATGCCACCTATGGCTAGTGATGTTGAAGGAGGCGGTAAGTTCGTGAATCGCTCTGATGAATTTTTTGTGCTTCATCGTTTTACCCAGCATCCTACGGAGTGGATATACACCGACATCCACATACGCAAGGTGAAGGAGTTAGAATCTGGAGGTAGACCAACACCACTTGAAGAACCAATCAGGATGCGGTCTAAGCAAGGGAATTGCGGATTTGAAATGAAAGGCGTAGATTTGATAACTAAAGAAAGAATAATCGATGGATCTCCATTTTGAGGGTAACAGGTTGTACTATATGGAAAAGGAAGCCGAGCTGTACAAGTGCTTGACTTACCTCAGCCAAGAGCTAGGCAACCAACAGCCGATGACACAAGAACAACTATGGGAGGTATTCAACATCTGCTCCGATACAGCAGCAGTCTACCGACACATCACCGACTACTTCAACACATTGGATAGACTTATCCTAGATGCTCGTATAGAGAACGGCAAATTGAAGCAAGAGATGTACGACCTAAAGAAACACAATATGAACTTAGAGAAAGCCCTAGAGGCGTGTATGGATGGAATTTAAGAGGAAGATGCTCAATGGTCAGCGGTTTGAGATTAATGGTATGGAGTTTATCTGCCTAGAGACTTGCATCGCATTACAGACCAGAGTCGATGGAGAAGATCCTGATATAGAAGTAGGAGGCAGCTACTACATAGTACGCAACACCTCAACAGGAGGTCTACACAAGATCCCCTTCAAACGAATAATAGAAAAAGAGAAAGACATCAAATGGAAGATTTAAGTACAATGCTCAAGGATTACTATAATGCAGTAGGCATTTCACCAAAGAGCAACAGAGAGATTGAACAGGTACTAGCACGACAGGCTATGATGGTAGCCCTAAGACCATACACTACCCTAGCACAGATAGGTCGTATGTTTGGTAAGCATCACGCAACGGCTCACTATGCTCTCAAGAATCACGACTTGAATATGGGCTGGAGTCCTATGTATAGGTTCTTCTACGAAACAGCAGAAGAAATAGTTACTAACAATCCTATAACTGGACAGCGTAGGGATGACAAGCTCACAGCAATGATGACAAGGCATAAGATGCATATCACCGAGTTAAAGAATGAGAATGAAGAACTGAATCAAAAGGTGGCACATTTATTGGAAATCAATCGTATATTGGAAAGAGAAAATAAAAACCTAAGCCAATATGCAGATAGAGTTTAGTCCAATCACAGGTTTCATGCTAGGTGTAAACTACGCCTACTACGAGGAGACTCAAGACCTAAGTGGATTGCATCTTATCCAGATTGCTCTAGGTTTGTTTATGATTCAAATATCGTGGGCAACATAGAGATATTTTACAGACAGAACTTTAAGAGGCTTACAGGCTTCATCAAAGAATATACGGATGGATCGTATGAGGTAGCATCGGACATAGTTCAGATGGTATTTCTGCGACTCCTAGAATTAGAAGGCGAAGGGAGAACCAACTTTTACGAGGAGGACTCCCTTAACTTTTTCTATGTATATAGGTCTTGTATCAACACAGCCCTCAAGTACCAGCGCACTAAGAGGCGCATCAATAAGGTCAGCATAGATGAGATGACCTACGATCAGATAGCGGATGAGGACTACCCAGAGTACAAGGTGGCTATGGAGAAGCTCATAGATATGATGGAGCAAGAGCTGGAGGACTTCCATTGGTACGATGCAAAGATGATGCGTATTCATATGCAAGGTACATCTATGAACAAGCTCCACAGAGAAAGCGAGATAGGATTAACAAGTATCAAGAACACGATTAAAAATGGCAAAGCAAGGATCTACGAAAAAGTCAAAGAGGACTGGCAAGACTTCGAGAACGGAGACTTCGACAAAATCTAAGGGGTTAGGAGACACCATTGAGAAGATCACCACAGCGACAGGTATCAAGGCAGCTGTCAAGGCAGTAGTCGGTGAGGACTGCGGATGTGATGCTCGTAAGGAGAAGCTGAACAAGCTGTTCCCCTACAAGCGTGAGCCAGAGTGTCTTACTGATGATGAGCGCACCTACCTATCAGGAGGCGTTCTAAGAAAGCGTGTGATAGCTTATGAAGATAGAGAGCGCATAGCGACTATACACGCTAGAGTATTCAATCACAAGTTTGATGTGCCGTGTACTTGCAATCCTAAGATCTGGATGCAATGGATGAGAGAGCTGCAAGAGTTGGTAGATGCAACTGCGTAAATACTTAAAAGAAGGTCGCAACCTAACCGATAGCCGCACGAAAGTCTGTGTTGAAGTAGGTAAGACAGGAGAAGCCTTGTTCAAGGAGATAACAGGCGCACTCAAGTCAGACCTAGAAGATGACAAAAAGCACATCGACTTCTACTGGGGAGAGAAGCTAGTAGATGTCAAAGGACTCAAGAAGATGCACCTGTCAGGGTATATCCTCCTAGAGTTCGTGAATGTATGGGGAGGCAATGGCTGGTGTTCTAAAAAGAGCAAGGCAGAGTTCATCGCCTTCCAGTTCCCAGAGGCGTTCTATGTATTCCGCAAGAGCCATCTAAGGATTCGAGCCATAGAACTCTGTGAGCCATTCTATAAGGATAAGGTAGAGCGTAGGAACTACATCCCCTACGAGGAGGCTCTACACAAGTGGGTAGGTAGATGGAACGCTCAGGATGTGTTTACCTATCTCAAGTTTGAGGATGTTGAAGATTTAATTTTTGAAGTATTGCCGTATGCCGTTACCGACAAAGAAACCGAACGAGGAGAAAAATGAGTTCCTAACTAGATGTGTACACGATCACACTATGGTCAAGGAATACCCTAAGCCAATGCAGCGTGTAGCTGTATGTATAGCCCAATGGGAGAAGGAATGATACTGGTACTATTTGGTATCGCATTAGGTATATCCTTGAACAAGCTGAAGCACTTAGCACAGCGAGTAGAGGATTTAGAGCTGTTCATTGAGGAAACTTTTTTCAAGGAAAAAGAATAGTTATTAAAAAACTTTTGTTTATATTGCTCACATATTCATAAACAATAGAGCAATGAAAAAGTACACTAAACTTCAAGAGGCTACCTACTATGCGACCATAGGTATCGTAGCAATGACATTCACTTTTGCCGTTCTTGCCGTAGGTAAGGTATTGGCAATCTTATTAGGCACTACACTATGATCATGTTAGATGGAGCTGATTACGATCAGCAATGGCTTATTGAAAAAGCAAGAGATGATGAGTTCTACTACGGAGTCTTAAACAAACTAGCACTATCCTCTAGTAGCCTCAAGATGCTACTCGATAGTCCTAAGACTTTCTACAATGTGCAGACCTATGGTCAGAAGGAGAACAGCCCAGCACTCTTACAGGGTAGGGTTATCCATACGATGATCCTAGAGCCAGAGAGATTCGATGACATCTTCGAGGTAGTAGATGTGGCTTCTAAGAACACCAAAAAGTTCAAGGACACCCAAGACTCAACGAGCAAGACTTGTATCACTAGAACTGATATGAACAAGGCCGAGCGCATCACAGATGCCTTCCATAGAAACGAACACGCTAAACACTTCTTGAAGCAGAGCCAAACAGAGATACCTATGGTAGACATACTAGGAGGCTTCCCCTTTAGAGGTAAGGCAGACATCTGGAACGACAGCTTCCTAGCCGACATCAAAACCACGACAGACCTCAAGGCATTCCGATACAGCGCAGACAAGTACGGATATGATATGCAATGCTACATCTACTGCAACCTGTTCAACAGGTCGTATCAAGACTGGTACTTCATAGCCTTAGACAAAGCATCTTGCGACATCGGTATCTACGATGTGAGTGAGGAGTTCTACAAGAGAGGT